TGTAGAATCTGAAGATAGAATATTCATTCCATCTAAGATTCAAGACAATAAGCCTTTAATGGATAACGATCCTGGTTATATAGACAGGATTAAAGCTTCTGGTCCAGAGTGGTTGGTTAAAGCTTGGCTAGAAGGAGATTGGAATGTTGCACCTGGTGCGTTTTTTGAAAGTGTGTGGGATCCGAGAGAGCATATAGTAGAGCCTTTTGAGATTCCACTAGAATGGAAAAGGTGGAAGTCATATGATCACGGATTTAAGTCGCCGGCAGGATGTGTTTGGTTTACGCAGGACTACGACGGGAACATATACATCTATAGAGAGCGCTATTGGTGCTCTAAACCAAACGTTGGATCTGAAGCTCCAATCGAAGAAATCGCGGTCGAAATACTGGAGGCTGAGAAAAAAGAAAAAAGTCGCGGTATCAAGTTTAAAAACAATGTTGCAGATTCGGCTATTTTTATTAGGGATGGACGTCACAAATCTGTTGCGGATACCTTCTCGGACTATGGCGTACATTGGGAATCCAGTAGCAAGGGTCCGGGATCACGAGTTCAAGGGCTTGGCGAAATCGTTGATAGACTATCTAACGGTTCTCTTAAAGTATTTTCGTCGTGTAAACATTGGCTTAGAACTGTACCTTCTCTTCCTGCTGATCCTAAAAGGATTGAAGACATTAACACATCTGCTGAAGACCATTTATACGACGCTACGCGGTATGGTTTATTGATGAAGCGCGCTAAGAGTGTTAAACCCAAACCTAAAGTTAAAAAGCCAGATAGATTTACGATGGAATGGTTAGATAATTTAGATACAATATATGAGGATAATTCGCAATGGATTTAAATGTTTTAACTTCTAATCCTAATTTGTCTGCAGATGTAGCTCCAGATTCAAAAGGATTAATAAAAAAATACCAGGAAAATATCTATTTATCTTATACCAAATGGAAAAAACGTTATAAGGAAATAGAACATGCCAGAAGGTATGCTCTTGGAAGAATAAATAAAACTACCCAATCAATGGTTAGTGAGCAGTTGTTACAAGAGTCTGGTCGAATAGTAAAAGGTAATGTTATTCATGCAACACTGCAGGGTTTGCTTCCGCATATATATGCCAAAAACCCAGAGATTCAGATTAGACCTGTAGAGTATGTTGATCCTGGCGGTCAAGATTATAGAATGGCTGAATTATTTGCTTCTACTTTACAATTAGTTTTAAAGGAAAGTTACAAAAAAGCTGATTTAAAAAGAATTGCAAAACAAGTTTTAAGATCTTGTATGACTAGTAAAATTGGTATTGTTAAAATTACTTATCAGCGAGATTATTATCAAGATCCTTTAGTTAGTCGCCAATTTGAGGATGCTCAAGAAAGTTTAGCTAAAATTCAATCAGATATTTTAACTCTGCAAGATAATGATAATTATGATGGAGACAAGGATGAAATAGTTGAAGAATTAGAGCAAACCATTATGGGCCTTCAAGCTAAAGTAGATGTTATGTATAGAGAGGGTTTAAATTTAGGTTTTGTTAAACCTGAAGATTTTAGAATGGATACATCAGTAGATAGTTTGTTAGATTATGAACAAGCTAAATGGATGGCTAATTGTACGTGGATGACACCCAAGGAATGTAGAGAAAGATTTGGATTAACCAAACAAGAGGTTGATAAATTTACCATTTACCGAAGAACTCAAGACGGAATACCTGGTAGATTAAATCGAGATACCAAATCATATGGCGGTTATGATGGTGAAGAAGATGTTAATTTAGCTGTAGCTATTTGGGAATATTGGGACAAAGGTACTCAAACTGTTTATACTTGGGCAGAGGGTGGTGGCAAATGGATTAAAGAACCTTTTTATCCTAATAGAATGGGTGACCGTTGGTTTCCTTATTTTGTTCTTGGTCTTAACTGGATTGATGGTCAAGAATGGCCTATATCTGAAGTAGAACTATTAATGAATCTTCAGGATGAATATAATACTGTTAGAACTCAGATGGCTAAGCATAGAGAACTCGCGGCTCCTTTTTATGTAGCTGATTCTAGTAGAATAAATTACGAAGATATAGAAACATTTACTAATGCTACTATTGGTGATATAGCTCTTATAAACGCTGGTGGAACTGGGGTTAATAATGTATTTCAACCCGCTCAAACCCCACCCATGAATATGAATGTTTATGATACTACACCTATTCGAGGTGATATAGAATGGATTAGTGGTCTGGGTGATGCTCAAAGAGGTGGTATAATGAGAGCCAAGACGGCAACAGAAGCTAATATTCAAAATGAAGGTTTAGCTACTAGAGTTTCAGAAAAGATAGATTCTGTAGAGGGTTGGTTAAAGGATGTGTCTAAATTTTCTGCTCAACTTTTATTACAGGAAGTGCAACCTCAGAAAGCTATAGAAATTGCGGGACCTCATGCCTTTTGGCCAATACTGAACAAGCAACAGCTTTATGATTCTATACATATACAGATTACGGCCGGCAGTACCGCGATGCCTAATGAGAATGAGGATCGTATGCGATGGATAGAATTAATGCCATTAATTATGCAAAATATCCAAATGGTACAATCATTAAGAGATGTAGGAGTTCCAGACGAATTTAATCCATATATTCAATTACTGGGTGAAACATTTAAAAGATTTGATGAGCGTATTGATGTTTCTCAATTTATGCCACCTATGCCAGAACAAATGCAAGAACAGGTTATTCAGAATCAAGTTATGCAGCAATTAATGATGGGAGGTGATACACCCCAAGGTAAAGCCGGAGCAAACGGTGGAATGCCTTCTGATATGACTCAGCAATTAAATGAAGTAAGTAATGTTCCCAATAATAGAGTTGACCAAAGGGAACGAAATCAGTATAGACAACCATCTACATAAGGGAGTGAGACATGGCCGAAACTGAAGAAAATAAAGAATTATCACATGATGAAATGTATCAATCTACTAAGGATGTACTTTCTGAAGCTATAGATAATTTAGAACTGGAGTCTGAATATAGTGAATCAAAATCACCTACTTTCGAAGAGGCGCAGGATGCGCAAACGCAAGATATTGAAGCTTCAAAAGAAGAAACGACGGAGGATGTTACTTCTCCACAACAAGAACCAGAAGGAAACTTTGATGAGCAACCACGTTTAGAATTAGCTGAAGAAGATAACGAATTTATAGGTAATCTTAAACCAAAAGCTCAAGAGAGATTCAAACATTGGATAGATAGAGCCAATAAGGCAGAATCTCAATTAGAAGATAACGCTCCAGCTTCACAAGTATTTGACTATATATCTGATAGTACAACTAATCCAGATCAACTTAACTGGGCTTTGAATATTTTTAATAGTCTTAATTCTGGTAATTACGATAATGCAAAAAATGCATTAAAAGCTTTAGATACATTTTCTGATCAAATAGCTCAAAAATTAGGAGTTAATTCTACAAATAATGAATCTAGTTCATTTAATGATTTTGAAGATTTATCTAAGGCTGTAGAAGATTTAGATATGAGCGAGGATTGGGCTAATAAATTAGCTTCCGAAAGAACTGTATCTAATTCTAGATTACAAGCTCGGGCTCAATTTGATCAAACCAATGCCGAAACACAGGAACAGCAAGTATGGTATAATAATGAGTCAAATAAAGCTTATACTCAAATACAGGAATGGGAAAAAGAAATTGTAGATTCCGATCCGGATTATAACCTTAAAAAAGATATAATGATGGATATAGGAGCAGAAATTGCTAATTCTGAAATGCTTCCTAACCAATGGTTAGATACATTAAAGAGTCAGTATAGTATTTTATCTAGAGGTATAACTGCAGCCTCTAGTAAAATACCTCAAGCTAGTAAAGGGAGCGGGCCTCTAGCACCCGCCGGAAATAGTGGTTCACACGGTGGTTCTGGTTATTTAGAAACAGCTGAAGTAACACCGGAGTTTCTTCAGGCTCATCTTGACCAAATGCACTCTTGACAGGATAGGACGTAAATATCTAGGAGATCGTCCGCCTAGTAGCACGTAACGGTTTTCGTGTAGCCGACCTGTTCCAACTTTAACTTTATATTACCTAATAAGTAGGTAGGAGAGTAAACTATGGCAACACAGACAGCCTTAGCTGCTGCCGACATTACTCAATTGGGTTATCTAGCTCTTCAGAATTATTTGAAGAATAAACCTATCGACCAGGTTGCTGTTCAGCGTCCTTTACTAAAAGCTCTAATGGCTAAGAAAAAGTCTTGGGGTGGCGGTAAAGAAAATATTGTTGAACAGATCCGAACGGGTTATGATAACAACTTTGAATGGTTTGGTGACACGTCACTTAACACTTCTGCAACTGTTAGCTTTAACTCTCGGGACACAGTTCGTCAGGCTTATTACCCTTGGAACTCGGCTCACGACGGTTTCAAGTTTTCTGAAGACTACCTGATTGGTAACGGTATTCTCATTGGTGACTCACAGTCTCCTCGCAA